TGCAACACCAACTCAAGATCTGCTCCTGTGATTTTGCTCATGGCTTGATAGGCCAAACGCTGCAAACTATCTGCCATTTCATATTCATTGTCAGTCAAAGAACTTACCACTGAACTGGGTATGCCTTCATTGACAAGAGCTGTGGATACCTGTGGTAACACTCCCTGCGCAAAAAGATTCTTTAACAATTGTGCAGGAGTACCAAGTTCGCCTAATGCTGCCAGATCAATCACACGACCCAGGCGTTGTAGATCTCGCGCAAAAGCAGGCAAGGCCTGATTGACTTTGCTGATATCACCTGTGGTCAAACTGTCCATGCCACTAAAAGTGGGGCCAAGGAATGTAGCACTGTTTTTGGAAACGTTGATGGTTTGATTGGTACCTGCCACATAACCAGTGGCACTACTAAACGCTTGACAGAACTTACTGAGATCAGTTTGATTGATCACAAGACTGGCCTGAGTAGCCACTAAGCCAGTAACGCCGGGCGCAACTCTTAAATTACCTGTGATGCCGGTTATGTTTGCTGGAAAGGATTCACCAAGAGCAGGACAGGTAACACTACCAATCGTGGTCATGGTGTTAATAGTGGTGTTGCTTAGAACAGTGACATTTGAATTGGCATTGGCAATATTGGCTCCCAATATCACAGCCTGTTTCCAACTGCTAACCCAGGCCTGCGAATTCCAACTGCTCAGCGAATTGGTCAATGCAGGACTCACAGTGAGTGCTGTGTTTTGATTGATACCAGCTAGAGCTATGAGTTGTAATGGCGTGGTCATGGTTAAGCGGCAAACACGTTGGGGCTACCTTGAGCAATAGACGTACAACTACTGTACTTGTCTCCTACTCTTGCAATGGGCCTGCCATTTACAAACACACTGCCGCTACCACCAGAGATTGGTTGCTGACAAAAAGGACAGCTCTTGCCCCCGGGTTTCACATGCGGAGTGTTTCTATCTCCGCGACGAGCTACACCTTTGCCATTGGCAAAAACATCGCCAGATGCGCCTTGCACATTGTGACCTGAGCAGTGCGGTACATCTGCGTCACCCTTTCTGGCTACTGCGGGCATGTTCTATCCTCATGAGTTCTTGCAGCCTATCATTCCAGCTGTCTATTTCTTCGTGCTGTGCGTCAGTGTGTGGTCCAGGAGGTATCTCAGGACGAAACTCTATCACATGGTCAAAGTCACGCGGTATTAGATCATATTCATGATAAGTTTCAAGCTTACCATTACGCATAACAACAAACTTGTGCATTATCCCATTAGGATTTTGTTGCGTACTGGGGCTATACCAGTTGTGACTTCAACATAGCGATCTCTAACTTCATCTAACACCGAAGCTAATATGCTTATGTTGCTAGTATTTATTGTGATAGAATTCTGTGGATTTGCTGTGAAAAGACTGGGCATGAGCTGTAGCCCTTGCTGCATGGGTATAACTGTGAGTGGATGATGAACTTCAATACTGTTGTCGTTCTGAGCAACTACCTTGGCTACTAGTTCGTCACCGTTGCTGAGTTTGATACAGTAAATTTCATTGATTTCTATTTGCATTTGATAGCCTTTGTCTGAGTTCGGTGAATCCACCGATGTGTTCTTCATCTAAAAAAATCTGCGGGACTGTGCGTGCAGCAGGCACACTCTCCAACAGTTGTTCACGACTCCAGCCGTGACCAATGCGTCTTTCTTCAAATTCTATTCCACGTTGTTCTAACAACGCCTTGGCTTGATCGCAAAAAGCACAATTGTCTTTGCTCCATACTATGGCTTTCATTTCCTATTCCTGTTATTGTAAATTAGAGTTGTGGCAACTCGTCGTAACTGATATCGTCGCTCATAACGCCGATAACATAATTAGTTGATTCATTCTCCTGGAGTGCAGTTTGTTTCTTGTGAGTATCAACATGCTTGTTGAACCAGGGAATCGGTGTGCTTCGTGGGGCAGAGTGTTGGTACTTGATACCAATTTCTTTGAGAGCATTGACCGCGGTCCAATCAACAAAGTCCTTTAGAATTGTGGCATTGAGGCCAATCACAGGACCTTTTTGGAACAAATAGTCTGCCCACTCTTTTTCTTCGCGAATAACATCTGCATACAGACCATAGACTTCATTGGCCTTTTCCTCTTTGGCGCGAGCGAATCTTGGATCTTCTTTCACAACTTGATTGATCATCCAGGCTGTCCAATCTCTGTGTAAAATTTCGTCTTGTAGAATAAGGCTGATAATGTTGCCGTTGCCAATAAAGATCTTGTTCTCTACCATGGCCAAACTTGTGGCGAATGAAACCATGAAGCGGAACGCTTCCAGAGCATAGCTGGCATTTAGTGCCATCCAAATAGCATCAATGTGCTCTGCTTCAGTGACATTCTCATTTAACTCTTTTTGACAGTTAAGTCTATGCAATTCATCATAATACTTGCCTACACTCGAAGCCATGTCCACAATTTCCTTAGTATCATGAATGGTGTTGAACACTTCCTTGGGCACGTTGTAGATATTGCGTATGATGTGACTGTAGCTGCGACTATGAATATTTGTTTCAAAGAAGGTCCAGTTGTAGACCAGACTTTCAAGTTCTGGTATACCAATCACAGGCGTAAAAATCTGACTAGGGCCTCGTCCTTGTAGACTATCCAGTGCAGTTTGCCGCAACAGATTACTGGTAAAGATGTGTCGCACAGTATCAGAAGATTCCTTGAAGTCCTGTGCGTCTTTGCTGAGATTAACTTCCTCTGGTACCCAGAAGAAACCTCGTGCTTCCTGTTCAAATTTGACCAGTTTGTTGTATTTGACTTCTTCAAAACGTTGAATGGTCACAGGCCCAGCTGGATCCAAAAACATCTTTCTGGTAAGATAGTCTGTACGTGCTGCAAGATTATATTGTTGTCGACTCATTAGTGAAATTGTTCCTCTTCGGTAGAACCCTTTAGTGCTTGGGTGGCTGCGTCTGCTTCAATGGTTGTAGTGACTCGATCAAAGTATCCGGTTCCCACTTCTCTTTGATGCTTGACCGCTTCAAATCCTCTAGTGGAGGCTGCGAATTCTCTTTCTTGAAGATCCACAAAAGCAGGCATACCATGCCGCTTATACCCATGAGCCAGATCAAACATACCATAATTGAGGGCATGAAAGCCAGCAAGGGTGATAAATTGGAAGCGGTAACCCATGGCTCCAAGCTCTCGTTGAAATTTTTGTATAGTTGCATCGTCTAGGTTCCTCTTCCAATTAAAACTTGGCGAACAGTTGTATGCCAACATTTTGTTGGGAAACTTTTGATGAATTCCTTCAGCAAATCGTCTTGCAAAGTCAAGATCAGGTGTGCCTGTCTCGCACCAGATTAGGTCTGCATATGGTGCATAGGCCAATCCTCTTGACAGTGCTTGATCAAAACCGTTGCGGGTGTAATAAAACCCTTCCGCAGTACGTTCACCAGTAACAAAAGGCTGATCGTTGGGATCAATATCGCTGGTAAGAAGATTACCTGCTTCGGCATCAGTGCGAGCCAGCAGGACAGTAGGGACGCCCATGACATCAGCTGCCAGACGTGCTGCCTGTAATTTGTTGATGGCTTCTCTAGTGGGTACAAGAACTTTTCCTCCCATGTGTCCGCACTTCTTGGCCGATGCCAACTGATCTTCAAAATGCACACCAGCTGCACCTGCTTCAATCATGCCTTTCATGAGTTCAAAGGCATTGAGCACTCCGCCAAAACCGGCTTCGGCATCTGCTACAATAGGAGCAAAGAAATCAGTGTCACCACTCTTTTCCATCCATTGTATTTGATCAGCTCTAGTAAAAACATTGTTGATTCGTTTGACCACTGCTGGTACACTGTCCGCAGGATAAAGACTTTGATCTGGATACATGGCACCTGCTAGATTAGCATCTGCTGCTACTTGCCAACCCGACAGATAAATTGCCTGTAAACCAGCCTTGACCTGTTGTAAGGCCTGCATGCCAGTCAAGGCTCCCAGTGCGTTGATATAGGCCTGGTCGTGCAAGCGTTGCCATAGCTTTTCTGCGCCGCGTTGTGCTAGGCTGTGTGTTACTGGGTCACTGCCCTGCAGATCAACTACCTGTTCAGCAGTATAGTTTCTCTTAATGCCAGTCCATCGTGGATCCTCTGTCCACTGTTTTTGAAGTGCGCGAATTTTCTGTTCCCGTGTCATGATTGTCCTTGATTACAATTTACAGGCTTCGCAGTCGTCTTCTAGCATTTGTGTTTCAATAGCTAGTGCTGGCAGTGGTAGTTCCTCGAGGTCTTGACTCTTGGCACCTTGTTTGTTGATCAAGCTATAGTAAAAGGTCTTGATCCCCCAATGATGGGCAAGCATGAGATTCCGAGCGATAAGCGTGGTAGGTACTTTGCGATTGGCAAAGTGTGCTGGATTATAAAACGTATTGGTACTGATACTCTGATCCACGTAGGCCTGCAACACAGCCGCTGTTTTGAGATATCCCACACAGTCAGGTTGATTCCACATCAATTGATACCGGTTCTTGAGCTTGTGATACTCTGGAACAACTTGTGTAAATGATCCGGCTTTGCTTTCTTTCACTGTGATTAGACTCATTGGCATTTCAATACCATTGGTGGAATTAATCACCACCGAACTTGATTCCACTGGTGCAATGGCCATTAGCGTGGCGTTGCGAACACCATGCTGTTTCATTTCTTGACGCAGTGGCTCCCAGTCAAGCTCTGGTGTAAAGTCTGTGAGTTCATTAGATCCCTCAGCACGAAGTTCCCACGGAAACTGTCCCTGTCCATAGCGTGTGCGAGCACTGTCTCGACATGGTCCTCGTTCTTTGGCCAGCTCAACTGTGGCCTCGGTAAGATAAAATGCCTGATGTTCCATCCAGCTCTTGACTTCGGCCAAGGCATCGTTTTCACCATACTGTAGGCCACGTTTGGCATGCCAATAGGCTAGATTGGTTACACCTATGCCCAAGGGCTGTATCTCTTCATTGCTCAGCCGACTTTGAATTGAAAGAAAATCTTGATAATCTAGTATGTTGCAGAGGCTACGCTGAAGTATACGGCAAGCACGACGCATGTCTTCTGGGTGGCGGAATGCACCCCAATTAATTGATCCCAGTGTGCAGAGTGCAATACGACCGTTGCTGTCATCCAAACGTTTGAAGGGCTTGGTGGGCAGTAGAATCTCGCAGCAAAGATTGCTCTGATAAATGGTGTGATACTCAGGATCAAACGGTCCTTGGTTCATGACATTGTCAATGAACACAAGATAGATGCGGCCGGTGTCTGTGCGTTCTTTCAGAATGCCAGATTTAAAAACCTCTTCTGCTGCGATAACTTTCTTGCGCAGCTTAGGATCTTTCTCGTATCGGCAGTATAAATCTTCAAACCGTTTTGTATCTTGGTAGAAAGCTTCATATAGGTCTGGTACTTCATTGGGATCAAAGAAAGTAATGGATTCTCGATTTTTAAACCTACGCCAGAAGAAAGCACTGAGCACCACGCCATAGTCCATGTGTCGTACTCGTGTTTCTTCCGTGCCTTGATTATTTTTAAGCACAATAAGATCATCAAACTGATGATGCCAAATTGGATAGAAAACAGTAGCACTAGCATTACGGATACCTCCTTGGCTGCAACTACGCAGATCACCAAACCATTTCTTTAGGAACGGTATCATACCGGTGTGCATGATTTCACCACCACGTATAGGCGATCCCAATGGACGTAGGCGACCAATCTCCAACCCAATGCCAGCACGTTTACTGGCATATTTGGCCATCATTTCTCCTGAAGCAAATATACTATCAAGATCATCGTCACTACGAATAAGAACGCAAGAACTAAACTGTTTAGTTGGAGTCCCAAGGCCAGCAAGTACAGGAGTGGCAAGAGTAAATAAGCCGTCGCTGGCCGCTGTATAATATTCTTTAATGTATCGCATGCGTGCTGTATTTGGTTCTTCTTTATGGAAGACCGTAGCCGCTGCCACCATGTATCTAACCTGTGGAGTTTCATATATTTCCTTGGTGCTGCGATTTCTCACAAGATATTTTTCAATCAGTTGCTCAATAGCAGCATAGGTATACTGTTCGTCTTTACTGTGATCAATAAACTCCTGCATGCGGTCCCAGTCTGCTTCACTGTACCACTCTAAGAGCTCAGGAGTGTAAAGGCCCACTGATACGTTGCGTTTGACGATTTCAAACAGTCTGGGTGGTTGATAGCTACCGTAGACATCTTTGCGCAACATACTCAGACGCTGTTTGCCAGCCACGTATTGATAATTGGGGTGACCCACATCAGGATTGGCATCAATGTCAATGAGATCAACACAGGCACGCAGTGTTACAGCGTCGATCTCCTCTGTGGTGATGCCATCGTAAAAGTGCAACTGTGCTTTGATTTCAATCATGCTCTGGCTAACATCTGCTATGCCCTGACATACCTTGGCAATTTGTGCTTGCCATTTTTCCAATGCCAGTGGCACACGACTACCATCGCGTTTAACTACTGTGATTATTGCCATGTTTTTAATTTATTTGTCTTTTAAGTTCCGCCTGCGTTACTGCACGGCGTATTTTACTCTTATCTGTTTCGAGGCAGGTATTTAAGATGTCATCAGAAGAATAATTCAGTATATATTTTCCTGCCCTGACCAGGACTAAATTGTGTGTTTGATCTTCATAAAGTACGCAGTCTTGTAGGTCATCACGATCTAACATGGTTATAGTATACATGATACCTAGTCCACGTGCAAGATCACAAAAGGCCGTTTCTTCAAGCAGTGCCCAGGGATCGGGCCAAGTAGGACGGTCGTCCCAGTGTAGTCTATAGGGACGCCAAGGACGCTGGAACCACCAGCGATTGACTGCGGTGCAAACAACTTGGGTATCTAGTTCAGCCAGACTGTCACGTAACTTAACCCAAGACCGCAGACGTGTTTCAAAATTTTCTGCCAGTTTCAAGCCAAGTGTTCAATGTTATAGGTCAGACTGCCACCAGAACCTGTGCTGGTAGTAGAATATCTAACAGTTAAGGTGTCACCAGATTGAACAGCACTCAATGTAAGTCCGGTGCTACTGTTTTCGGTATAGTCTTCAGAGTAAGTGATTGAAGGATCACTGACCACTGTCAAACTGCCTGTGCGATAGGCACTGCCTCTTGTGAATGTGTAGTTCACTGTGAACGCACGAAACTGGCCAGTAATTGACGTGCCACTACCACCGCTGTCTGTGGTAAACAGTGTGGTGTTGGTTTGATTGTCTAGAATTGGTGTGACCACCGCGGCTTCTAGTTGATAATTGCCCAGACTCAATACCTGGCCATTGTCAATGCTGATGATGCCTAGGTTGTTGTTTTGAATGCGTGGAAAACCAGATCCTTCAACAGCAGCGTCGGTTCTTTCAAACAGATCACCCACACTACAGTTGGTCAAGGCATTGAAACTGATCACTGGGTCTGTGGGCGTGCCTGTGAATCCTGTGGCCACGTCAAAGAATGAATTGTGAACAGAGCCACACATGCTCACATCATCGGATATAAAAATACCTCTACGGAACACACTGTCAAAAGTACTATTGGTAATTTTAAAACCGCGTGGGCCGCCTGCGGCAGGATTCAACGTGTCAAGATACACACCTTCATACAAGGTATTGAAGTTGCAACTGTCTATGGCAGCGGCCTCAACAGCGTCTGTGCACCTTACACCATAGGTAACCTGACTAAAAGAACAGCCATGAGCAGTGACATCGTTGGTTATAAAACTGCCTGCTGAGTTGAAAGTAAAAGCAGAGATATTGTTTTGCAGGCCTGTTGACAACATAGTACGTGTGATAGGACCAACAAAAGCACAGTTAGTAAACGCCACACTCTCTGCGCAGTCAACCAAACAGATATCAATGGCCTGCATGCTTTCAAAGCCCATGTTGGCAACCGTGATCTGTTGAGGTCTAACAGCGCCGTTGTTGCCAATCTGCGCACCGGTCTGCAACAGACTGTCGCCGGTACGAACCACATAGGCGTTAAGACTACTCACATCACTCTGCAGATCCATTTTGATAATACTGCTCTGCGGACCCTCCCCATAGAGATAAGCATAGGGAGGGATCACAATGGTTTCACTTACAAGATAAACGCCAGCTGGGAAAAACAATCCCCTGCGTGCGTTTGGAGCAGTGCTTCTACAATACAGCTGAAACATAGCACGTTGGATGGCCACTGTGTCATCAGTGATACCATCTCCCACTGCACCAAAGTCAGTGATAATGGCAAAACTATCCAAACGATCCTGCAGACTCTGAGTTACTGGCGCACCTGCGCTGGGACCGGTCTGTACAACATATCCACCAGCTTCACCGCGATAGGTATAAGTGCCCTGCAGACCAAAGATGTTTGAAAATTCAGTGAGAATTTCAGTGTTGCCAATAACCGGCGCACCTTCTTCTAGTGTGCCGTTACCGATAAACAGTCTGCGCTCGTCTACAGCGTAGCCCAATTCTCCGCCAGAAAGCTGCGGCAAATCAATCGCTAGTCCCTTGCGCTGAGTTATTCTTGAAATCTGTACAATAGCCATGTTTTTATACCCGTTATGACTGTATTTAGCTGGTCAAGTAGTAGAGCTCTAGACGTTTCCACCATTCATTGGTGTAGTGATCAAATTCGTCGCCCTCTAGCACAAACTCCTGATACTGTGGCGGTTTGATTATGGCTAGATTAGCATCTTGCTCGGGTTTCACACACATCAAGATCACGCCTTTGCGTATGTCAGTCCCGTGTACTTCATTGTGCGCTTGAGCATACGCAGCCAGTTGCAGGAAGTAGTCCCCAATCCACTCACGCTTTTTGGGTTTATTGGTTTGCTTGTAGTCTAAAATACTCAGCTCGCCCGAGTGCATGCCCACGCCATCTGAAGTTCCTGCATACAAACGTGGAAAGTACAGGGGAATTTCAACACCATAGAATTCTGTGACCTTGCTGTTGAGTCCTTGTTCAATAATCACCTTGGCCATGGCATGACTGGCCCAGCTAAAGGGATTAGCCGGTAGCTCTGTGACCATGTCTGTCTTGATATAGTTTTCAAGATAGGAATGCATACGAGTGCCACGGCTAGCAGCTTCAGTGGTTATCTGTTGTGCTTTTTGTTCGCCCACACGATTTTTCCACTGTTGTAGGGCCTCTCGTGCTTCTTTGGGCTTGGTGCGATCCAACACCGTGGTCACGCTGGGCAGCTTGTTGCCATCAGGGGTATTGTAAACACGCTGTCCGTTGAGCAGGGTACGTGACAACGGCTCGTATTTGTATTTTTCAATTAGCATTGAGTAACTGTGATTTGGGATTTTTGTAAAAATTCCACACCTGAATTATCGCGATAGTTTTCACGATAGTACACATGCTGAATTCCGCTTTGATATATCAGTTTTGCACATTCCAAACAAGGACTGTGTGTAACAAACAAACTAGCACCAAGTCCGCTGTTGGCACCTCGAGCCAGTTTGGCAATGGCATTTGATTCTGCATGAAGAACTTCAGGCTTGGTGTATAAACTACCATCCTCGTTTACATCTTCACACACATTGCTCCACCCAGCTGGCATGCCGTTGTAGCCATAGCTGATCACAGTGTCATCTTTGACAATCACAGCTCCCACATGTAATCTCTGAGCTGGACTGAGCTGCGCGGCACGGTGTGCCCAGTCCATGTATAGGTCAATGTATTTTTGCTTCAAACTCTAAAACTTTCTCCGCAGCCGCAGCGGTCTTTTTCTTGGGGATTAATAAAATCAAAGCCTTCGTTTAGTCCTTGCCGACGCCAATCCATTGTGAGTCCGTCAACATAGGGCAGGTCTTTGCCGTTAACAAAAATTTTAATACCATGACTGGTATATCCCATCCAGTCTCGGGTCACAGGAGCCTGATCAACATATTCTAGTTTGTAAGCCAGTCCAGAACAACCTGTGGTACGTACTCCAATAGAAATTCCAACACCTCGACCTCTGCGTTCAAGTTGTTGCTGCACCTTGCGAGCAGCTATTTCAGTTAGTTGTATCATCATCTAGTCCTAAGTTCATCAACAAAATCACGTAGCAAATGATGTCTAGTGCCATTCCAACGCCTACGCATCCACGAATAATCCTGATACCAATGGTGTTCGGCTTCAGGGTGACAACCTATCAAACCAATACGACCTTGCATGATTGCCATGGGATCATGATTGCTGTATCTTGCTATCACATCAACTGACCCTGACACTGCATAGCTGCATCCATCATAAAAATACATATGATCCGGCTTGCCAAGCCATGTGATAGGCATGTGTTTGGCATGTGGTCTTCTGGTACACGCATGTGGCCGGCGTATGTACTGCTGCACTCTTACACCGTCAAGGATGTCAAAATAATCTTGATCCGCCCAATAAGCCCCCATGCAGATGCCAAGATAGGCGCCGCCCCTGCGCACAAAATTGCGCACTCTGGTGCGATGCTCTCGCATTAACCAATCCCAGCTGTCGCTGTCTCCAATACCGCCTGGAAAGCACACAATATCCACATCATCAAAAAAATCTGCTTCTAGGTTATGACGAGTGAATATCTTGAAACGATACGCAGTGCCTAAAGCACGCATTACCCCATTTATGCTTTGCACTGAACATCGTGGTTGGTGTGAGAACAACGCAATACAGCTGGGCATGACCGTTACTGTTTGTCCTTTCGCTCAGGCTCTTGGACAACCACTGGCGGTTTTTCTGGCCATACTTGGTCTTTAATATAGTTGGCTCCAATCCAGCCCCAGGCCGAAAAAAAGCCCCAAACAACCATGTCTAGTATCATAGGTAGAGTCTTTAGAAATAAGGGTTGACACAACTACTTATGCTAACTGTTTTCGCAAGATTATGCAAGCTAAATATCCCCAATGCTAGAAATCATTTCACTTTTGGTGATGACACACATCACTATATTATCGGTTACGCTGTATCTGCATCGTAGCCAAGCACATCGAGCCGTGACTTTTCACCCAGTTCTTAGTCACTTCATGAGATTTTGGCTTTGGCTAACAACTGGCATGGTCACCAAGCAATGGGTAGCTGTGCATAGATTACACCATCAACGCTGTGAGCAGCCCGGAGATCCGCATAGTCCGCATGTTTTTGGTATCTGGAAGGTGCTGTTCAAAGGCGCTTGGTTGTACAACACAGCCAGTAAAGATCAAAAAATGGTTGCTCAGTATGGAGTTGGCACACCTGATGATTGGATCGAACGCCGAATCTACAGTCCACACAGCCGCATGGGCATAATGTTGCTGTTGCTATTGAATCTGCTGTGTTTTGGCTATTGGGGGATTTTGATCTGGGCTGCACAAATGATCTGGATTCCGTTTTGGGCAGCAGGTGTGGTAAATGGCTTAGGACACTGGTGGGGGTACAGAAATGGCGAAACTAAAGATAGATCCAGAAATATTTTTCCTATTGGCCTTTGGATTGGCGGTGAAGAGCTGCACAATAATCATCATCTATCGCCTGGTGACCCAAGGCTATCTTTAAAATGGTGGGAGTTTGACGTAGGCTGGATGTGGATTAGAATCCTGTCGAGTCTGCGACTGGCTGAGATTCGTTCTGTTTCTTAGCATAATCAGCTAGAGCTGCCTTTATAGCGTCCTCGGCTAGAATACTACAGTGTATTTTAACAGGAGGTAACGCGAGTTCCTGCGCAATTTCCGTATTCTTAATTTCCCCTGCTTGCTCAAGAGTCTTGCCACGCAGCCATTCCGTGACCAGCGACGAGCTCGCAATCGCCGACCCGCAGCCATAGGTTTTGAATTTGGCATCAGTGATAACGTCATTTTCAACCTTGATTTGCAGTTGTAGTACATCACCGCAGGCAGGAGCACCAACTAGACCTGTGCCCACCGAGGGATCATTTTTGTCTAGTTTGCCTACGTTTCTTGGATTTTCGTAATGATCAACTACCTGTTGAGAATAAGCCATAACCGTATTATACCTGAAAAAACGGGCTAGGTCAAGACTACAAGGATTTTTTTGCTGCACGCTTGGCCATGCGATCAACAGTGGCCTGTGCTTGATCTACGCCCATGGGAGGAACACCTGCATCTGGTTGCTCGGCTCCCTTGAATACAACTTCTTTGTCTGTTACATTGGTAATTAGATTATTCAAGGGAGGACGTTGACTAAGATCTCTAACCGAATCCCGGTCAACTGCCACTCCCATTTGATTTGCTAACTTTACAAAACTGTCAAGAGGAAAGACTTTTTCTACGTTTGAGTCCTTGGCTCGGTTCATCAAGAAACTGGCCAAAGCTGCCAGTTTACCATTGTCCATGCCCTCA